TCCAACAAAATAAGGGTATGGAACTGGATTTTCACTAAAAATCTCGGCTAACATGCGAAATTCTTGCTTTTGAGCGTAATGTAGACGCTTATGTATAGCAGAAATGATCTTTGAACCCTGCTCAATCAACGCAACAGTCGTTCCAACAGGTGCTTGAGAGTTCATATCAGCTATTTTAGCGTCAGCAACCTGTGCAAAACGTCTGCCAGAGTCAACAACAACACCCAAAAGTTGGGCTAATGTAGCCGAAGGCTCTTTATATGGAAGTGGGATGATTGAATTTTTGAGATCTCCACCCGGTACATCGATATCTCGAAACTCCCCAGGATTAAGAGGCTCATCATCATTACGGATACGAACACCACGAGCCTTAAAACCTGCTGGAAGATTCGACAATGTACCTGCGTCAATCAACTGCCTTAAAATAGAAGTTGCAGCACGAGATAAACCTCCAATTGTGTGGAGTAGCCCGAAACCATAAAAACCAAATCCTGGCAAGAATTTGAAATGAGTAAAATATTGTCTTTTTCTTTTTAATGTGTCTTGTTCTCTAAAGTTTCTAGAAATCGATAACACTTTTCCAGAACTCTGATCAATGGTGACAATATAAGGCAACATAATACCCGTAGTATTCCCCTCCATATCCGAGTCTTCAAAACCTTCCAAATCCAAATCAACGTGACACTCCAATAAAGTGTAAGAGTCATCGGAATAGTTTGGACGTAATCCCAACAACTCGTCAGCACGTCCTTGGATAGCTCCTTCATCTTCGCTATCGTCTGCTTCAGATAATTCAACATCTCTATAAACTCCTGCTATTTGTAGTTTGCGAATGTCATTATATGTCATCCTAACTACATGTGTAACCCTCTCAGCCGTTCTTAAATCAGAAGCCGAATACGGAACAACCATATCCTCGGCTGGTACAAATTTAGAAACTGCCCTTTGCTTAGTCTCGTCAAAATATACTTTCTTAAAGGTAGAACCAGTTAAGGGCAGATAAAATAACATCTGATCAGTGTCAGGATCATATTCCTCCATGATCTCTGTGATCTGATAATTCATAAAATCTTCTACACGTTGAGCCTGTGCTTCTGTCTCTTTTGTAGGTGTTCCTAGAACTTGTGTTTTTACAGGACCACCACTTGGCAACATCTCTTTATATGATTGTGCTTGAAACTGCGTAACAGCTTCAGAAAGTAATGGGTGTGTTACACCACTCGCCCCTAAGAAAGGCTCACTTCGATCTTCATAATTAATTCCAAGTAACCCTAGCCCCTTGGCAATAGCTTCTTCCCAATCTTCCCTAGACTCCAAATCTTCACGGAACTTCGATCTGATATCAGATGATAATTCTCCCAAAACTGAATCGTCAAGAACCTCTGCAAGATTGGCTCCATGATCATATGGCTCGGCTTCAATTTCTAATCCCTCTTCATCAGCTAACTCAATTCCCTCTGGTAATTCATCCATTGCATCTGGTAATTCAATTTGAAGACTATCTTCTTCAGGCATCATTTGACCACCTGCTCCCATTGAGTCTTCTACCATTCCTGCTATTTGTCTAGGTTGTATCGCCATTATCCTGCCTTTCTAAGGTCCACTGTACCACCTTTAGCTTTAAAAACAAATTTACTTCTTGCTAATTTTTGTGCCTCGGGTGAATCTAGTCTTAATATAAATTGTGCTGGGTTTGCAAGTTTAGAGTATTTATCCCCTACGTTATTAATCATTTTAAAGTCTACATTTTCTTCTACTTGAATTTTAGGATTACCCTTTGCGTCTAATAAAGCATCTTGATATTGCTTTTTAACTAAATTTGGAGCAACCTGGTAACTTGTAAGACCTGCTTTTTGGTGGTTCTCTAATGCTCGTTGATAGTATGGACTTCCATCATTAGGAGGTAACTGAGCTCTTCCACTCATGTTTTGAAGATCCGTTCTAGCAGGGACTACTAAACCAACAACTGGCTCTTTATACAGTGCTTCTAATTCAGGAAGCTGATTAATCAATCCTTTTATAATTGCTCTAGAAGCTTGTGCTTGTGAAGAATGAGCCGAATCTCTATTATATCGTTTATCCCCTCTTAAATGTTGTTCCATTCTATTAAAGGCTGGTAGTAATTCTTTTGCAGAATAATTAAATTCTTCTGCTCTGTCTATTATATTTTTTTCAAGAGCTTTGAGTCTACGTCTTAATTCTTTTCCACTTATCAAATCATTAACTTCTTTATCCAATTTTTTGTGTTCTTCAATTGCTTTATTCATATTTTCTGTGATTACCTTAAAACTTTCTTTTAATTTTTCTTTAGCTTGAGGATCACTAGCTCTTGCTGCCTTTTGATAAGGAGCTGAAGCAATAAGAGAGTATAAACTTTCTTGAGTAGAGGTATCTCCTTCAGGGTCTTCTAAAAGATCTTTTATTAATACTTGAATTTTAAATTTATCGCTAGCTTTTTCACGGTCTATATTATCTTGACCTATTGTAAATTGTTTTGCATAACTACCGTTTTCGGGTGCAAAACCTAATTTTTTTGTCATTTTAAGGGCTTCATTAATTGCAAATTTTTCTATATCTGTATTAGCTTTCTCGCCTAATCTTTCTCTAATATCATTAGTTAACCCCATCATATCAACTCTTTTATACTCCCGCAAAAGATTTTCTTGTGGAGACTGATCTCGATTGGTATCAGCTACATAGTTTGCCTTAATAAGTTCGTTCATGTCTGTTATAGGTAAAGAGTTTTGTCTGTTGGGCTTTGAACCGTGTTCTTTTATTATATAATTAGCAATTTTAGTTTTTATAATACCCACTGCTTGATCGTTGATTGCTTCTTTCATAAGCATACTAATTGTCTTTTTAAACGCTTCTGGCTTATTTGTTGCTTCTTGCATATACTTAAAATATTCTTTAGGAAAAAAAGCTTGCATATATGGGTTATCTACCCCTACAATTTTATTTTCCTTCATGTTTATAGGCTCTTGAGTCATTTGAAATACAACACCTCCTGGCATTTTTCCTGACAGTTTCCCTATTGGATCTAGATAAGACTTGCCACCAAGATTGTAAGGAATGATTGAATCATCAATCATTGAATTTGCAACATATTGAATCATTGGATGGTGCCTTCTATCATCAGGGTCTCCTTTTTGCACCTTACCAATTTTATTGTTTTTGTCAGGGTCACGCCCTACTTGTATAGTTTCCAGTTTAGCTTTTATTTTTTGTTCTTTAGATAACCTATCAAAAGTAGCTTCTATTATTGGAGCTATTAAATTTTGATCTGTTTTGTTATTATAGTCTTCAAGATTCTTATAATAATCTTGATTGGTATCCCTACCAAAAATAGGAATTCTATCTTTTATTTTACTAGTAATATCACTGACAATTTCATTTTGATTATTTGTGAGATCTTCTAGTATCATCTCTTGTAGATCAACATGTTGTCTTGGAAAAATTGTAGCTGTATCTATAGCGTTTATGTCTACAACAATTAGATCTTGCTTAAAAGAAAGATCACTCCTCTTTACTTGAGCAGCGTCTGCCTTTTTTTGTAAAACATCTTTCTCTTGTCCTAGCTTTGTAAGAGAATCCTCATAAGGCATATCTTGTTCTATTTGATCCATGACTATAATCTTTTGTTTTTCAGATGCATCAAACACATTTCGAGTATTTATAGAAGCAAAATTACCAGCTCTACTACTTTCCTGATCACCCATATCTGCTTTAAAAGAATGTAAAGAAGCAGGTCTTCTGTTGTCTTTTGGAAGCACAATTGTATCAACATCGTCATCTTCATAATAATCATCAAATGATTTTTCTGTCTCTAAAGAAGGAGGTATTGTGCCTTCTCTAATTGCAGTTGTTCTGTTAGTCCATGTTTTTTCTAATGTTTGGTTAGGGTCATCCATATCATAGTAAGGAGTAGAAACATCTAGTCCTTCTTCTTTTCGTCTTGATGTATCATCTTGAACTTCTTCTAAAACTGCGTAAAGCTTTCCATCGTCTCTTCGTACAATCATAGCTCTTGTATATGCAGCACCTTTTTTATGATAGTCGTGACCATCACCTATTACTAAAGAGCTATCCTCATTTGTTTCTAAATTATTAAGATTACTTTGAAATACTTTTAAAGCGTTTATTGTACCACTTTGTTCTAAACCACCAGATTTTACAGTTACTTTATTAAGATCGTGAGAAACAACAGCTATTGAATCAACTTCAAATTCTTTGGCTTCTCTACTCATTAGTTGTGTACCTGTTTCAGCATCAACGAAGTTTTGCATAATTCTTTGCGTAGATTGCAAAGCTAGTCCTTGATCAATATTTATTGTAGAAAGAGTATTACCTGCAGCAGGGTTGTTTGCATCAACTAACAGTCCTGTAGGATCTTCCCCTGCTATTTTACTTCTAATTTCTAATTTAATTTGAGGTCTTGTTTGATCAAAAACATTAATAACTTCATCATAGCTTACTTGTTTGTCTTTATTACGGACAAGATATTCTTCAAGACCAGAGTTATATGCTTCACCACCTCTGTTCTGTGTTACTGTATTTGTTACTGTATTTGTTTTCTTGTCATTAAATGATAACACTGGATTTTTTGAAGCTCTCGTAACATCTCTTAACGTATACAATTTAGGGTCAAGTTTAGTATAATCCCCTTTAGCAGCTTTCATTGCTATACCAAAATCTTTTGAGCTAACTTTTTCAGCAGGTTCAGCTTTTTTTATTGTTTCTTCACCTCTTTCATAAGCACCCATAAACCCAACTAAGCCAGGTCTGTCTTTTTCTGCTCTTCGAAGATCTCCCATAATATCTCTACCAAGTTTTTTATTATCTCCGTTTTGTTTTTTTAGGTTGTTTAAAAGTATCCTTAGAGGAGATACAGCTGAGTTCTCTGCATCGGGGCCAATCAGTGCAGAGTTAAAGAAGTTTTGTCTTGGGTCAGCCTCTTCAGCTTCATTAACTAATAGATTTCTTTCGGTTGCTTCATTTGTTTCATTTATCTTTTGAATTTGCTCTGGTGTTTGAGTACTACCACCTTGATTCGAGGTACTCTCATTCATTAATATTTCGCTAGTTGTCTGAGGAACTGGTGGAACTAATTCCATCTGTGCTCTGTCTGGGCTAAGAAGACTCGCTCCAGCAACAGCCATCCGTGGATCGGGGCCCATTGGTTCTATATTAGAAAAGAAATCTTGAGCTGCGTTCACGGCTCCCGGACCTTGGCGAAGTGCTTCAATACTAGTGGTCATACCACCACCCATGGTACTACCCAAAGCAACACCTTCTAAAATCTTATCGGCAACTTCTAGTCCAGTGTATTCTCCACCAGTTAATGCCGTTGCACCAACGACAACTCCTTCTTGGGTTCCTTCAGTTACACCTTCATAAGCCGTGGCTCTACCAATTCGTTTTCCTATTTCTCTGGCTGCGTCTATCTTGCCTTCTGCTCCCAAGGCTTGAATCAGCTGCTTACCTGTCATGGTTAGTAGTTCATCTTTTGGAATAACTTTTCCAGCACCAAATCGATCAAGTAACCCTATAATAGTTCCAGCACCAATTGCTACAGCAGAATTATAATCACCAGTTTTTTGTTGCATCTCTTCGGCAACTTCACCAGTGCCCATGATTCCCGAACCAACCAATGTCGTTCCACCAATCAAGGCTGCAGCAGGCACACTAAATGGAGCAGTTAAAGCAGCAGCTAACCCGCCGACTAATGCAACACCACTTGATGCTAAATTTTCTTGAGATTTTTCACCGAGCCATCCAAGAGCATTACCTATACCACCTTGGGTATACGCTTCACGAAGCCCTATAGAATATTCTGGTTGATAGTTTCCTTGACGTATATCTTCTTCTTGTTGTTCAACAACACCTTTACCATAGTCGTATAAAGACTCAATACCGGACGCCCGACCAATGACCTCAAGACCCTTACCAAAAAGTTTTTGGGCTTGGTCAAAACTATATTCAACAGCGCTGTCTCTAGCCATTAAGCAATCCTTGTTGTTTTTTTCTTGTTAGGAAGCATTCTATCGGAAAAACGATTAGTAACAGTTTTACAATTACCTTTTTTAATTGTTTTTTTCTTAGCCATTAATAATATTCCCTTGCCCTTCGAGGATACCAGTTCTCTGGAATCTCTTCGCCTTTTAAATCTATAAAGCCACCTTCTCTAAAACGCATGATTGCCATTGTCATACTATCACAATAGTCATCATGTTCGCCCATTGGAAAAGATGCAACTTCTTCAATAACATCTTCTGCAAACTTCTCCCCATCAGGATACCATACTTTACCCGATTCGAAAATAGGTGATACAATATGCATCCTCATAGTCTTATCTACACCCCCACCCCCTTTTCGCCTCCCCGGGCTATAGGTAGCAACAGGCAGATTTATTTTTCTTAACTCATCAGCAAGTGGTTGACCAGACGCTTTTGCTTCAATCAAAATCATATCGGGTTCCCAGTATTCATTTTGCTCTACAGCAATTTCCTTTAGCTCTGGAAAATTCCATCTGCCCTTCATAGCATCAAGCATTATAATATGTTGGTTCCCGTCTTCCTTCGGCTCAAATACTCCCCAAGTCGTAATAGCAGAATAATCGGCAGTCTCTTTTTTACTATAAGCAGTATCATAGCTTTGAATTATATAGTCAAGTCTCGGAATTTTTTCATGCTCCCAAGATTGCCACCATTCCCTTTTTATCATCGCAATCGCTTCAGACGTAGGGTTCTGCTGCCATTGTGCACTCCACTTGACCGGGGACAGTGATGCCTTGACCTTTAACAACTCGTCCACGTTCCAAAACTCGGGCCATAATGGTTTATCATTTGGAAGTATCGCTGGAAATTCAATCACCTCCCATTGATCCGACATACTATCCATCGCCATATTCTGAACTACACGCCCCGTCAAATCTTTCTTAGACCATCTTGTCTGCACAATAATGATGGTACCCCCCGGTTGAAGCCTCTGCCTCGGTCCAGAAGTGTACCACTCATA